AAGCCGATCACAACGGCATCCCGCACAAAGGTGGAACCCATCACGGCATCCAGCCTGCAGGCCACCAGCACGATCAGGAGCGTTTCGCCCTTGCGGATCAGGCCCTTCCAGCCTGCCCGGCTTTCCAGTGTCCCGGTCTTGGTTTTGGGCGATGCGTGAAACACACCGGCCACAATCAGACCGGTGATGTAGTCGACGGCCATAAAGATCACCAGCGTTTGCAGGGCGGCATCCCAGCCGCCAAAAAGACCAGCGATCACGCCGCCGATCGCGCCGATCGCCATGCAAAAATAATCTTTCATGCGTCACCCCCCTTACTGCGTCCATCTGCTTTTGTTGGGCCGGGTGTCCACATGCACCCAGCCTTTGGTGCGGCCTGCCTTGACCGGGTAGCGGCCCACACCGCCCCAGTCCGGCATCAGGCTCTCGGCGTAGGCGGCCACGTCCTCGACGGACACGCCCGCCACCTGGATGTCCGCCGCCCGGCCCAGCAGGTGCTGGCTGGATTTTGCTCCGCCCACAGCGGCGTTGTGGGCCGCCGTGCGGTACCCGCTGGTGATCGTGATGGGCTTACCAAAGTGCTCCCGGATGCACTGCAAAAGCACCACAAGGCTTTCGTCGATCATCACGACGTCGGAGCCGTCGCGGCAGCGGAACTCGCGTACCTTAAAGCCCGGTGCCAGCAGTTTGGCACCGTCCTTGGCAAGACTGTATTGCTTGATTGCCATAGGCTCACTCCTCGCTCTTATTGCCGGTCTTTTCGGCCAGCAGCTCGGTCAGTTCTTTGTACTCGGCCTCGGTGATGCGGCCGAGGGCGTAAAAAACATCAATTTTTTCCGCAAGGCCAGCGGTCTGGCCGCGCTCGATCAGGCGTTTACAGATACGATACAACATAGGTTTACCTCCTTATGCGGTGGTGTCAGTGGTAGTGTCGTCGGTCAGCCCCAGTTCCAGCATGGCGACGCGGTATTCCTGATCTACCGCCAGGGCGTCCGTGTCCGCCTGCGCGGACTGCGTCTCGGTCAGCAGCTCTGCCAAGGTGGGGTAGTGGTAGCCGGTGAATACAACCGATACAGTATTCAGCGTATTGGTAAGGGTACATTCAAGACGTTTTTTGTCGGCCGAAAATAATACTGTGACCGTGAGACTTCCCGCGCCAAAACTGCCAGTTTCATATGTCATACCAGGGGTAAGATTAAAATCAGCTTCGTTTATGCGGAGGTTAACGTAATCTACACCGTCCTGAACGTTAATTGTCTGAGTTTTTTTCCTCCCAATCGTTGTTTTTCCGCTCCACACCAGTCTCGCCTCCGACTTGACCGCAACAGCTGCGGCAATCTTGTCATTGAGCGTCTTTGCGCTCAGGGTGCCGTCCACAGCGATGTCCAGATAGTCGCCCACCTTCACGCCGCCCAGCTGGTCCGCTGTGGCGGCAGGCAGGGTGTAGGGGGTGCCGAACTTGGCGTCCGCCTCGGACTTTTTGTAGTAGTCAGAAAAGTCCACATTGACGGACGAGTCTTTCCAGGCCGAGGTAGCGGGGTTCCACACCCAGATGGTGCTGTTTTCCGCAACGATCGCCCAGGAACCAGGGACCGCTGTGGGGTAAGCGTCACGCAGGTCCTGAGCGGTGCTGTAGTAGCCCTTGCAGCCGTTAGCGATGAACGTGATCTGGTCCGCTGCTTTTTTGGCGGAGCTGGCGTTATCCTGTGCGTTTTTCGCATCCGCAGATGCAGACGCAGCTGCCTTCTTGGCAGTGGTTGCAGAATTTTCCGCAAGCGTCACCGCCTTTTTCGCCGCCTGCTGTGCCTCCAGGCAGGTAGACACATAAGACAGCCATGAGGACGAAGAGACGCCGGTGACGAAGAAATAGCTCTGCACGGCCACATCATCCGGGTAAGCGGCCCCGCCCACCCGGACAATGATGTCAAAGGTGCGCAGCTCGTAGCCGGTATCGGGGCCCATCACACACAGGTTGACGTGTACGTCGCCGGGGCGGCGCAAGGCCTGCTCGGCCAGCTCCAGTGTGATGATGTGGGCGTTGTCGGCGTCCACAGTCACGGCGGCGTGCTTGCCGCTGGTGGTGAGGATCTGGTCATACCAGCCGAAGTTGTTGGCCCCCTCGCCCCGGTACTGCACGGTGTACACCGCACCTTCCGGGGCCTTGTACGGGGTGCCGCCGTTGTAGAGGGCCATGCCGATGAACCGGCTCTGCGCGTCCGACTGCATCACCGGGACGACGGGCGGCGCGCTTTGGGACTGAAAGTCAATTTTAAGGATCTGCATTCGATGCCTCCGAAGTGTCCGGGTCAGTGTACTCGATCACGTCACCGGAATAAGATTTGCTGCCGGAAGAGATGGTGCCCGCCACGCTGTTGAGCTGCACGGCGTTCTTCTCTGCATGGTAGGGATAAACGGTGTACTGGGCCACCTGCATGGTGGTGTTGGTGTGCCGGTCACGGTCCATGAGCACTACCTTGTCATACAGGCCAAAGGACAGATACGCATACTGATCCGGGGCCAGCCGGGCAAGGTCGGCGATCTGGCAGCTGTAGGAGCACTTGGGGAACGCTGCCGCCTTGACCATGGCGTCGGCCTTGATCTTCAGGGCGGACTTGTCCGAGATGGAGCTGTCCGTCTCGCTGTGCCAGATGACCCGGCTGTCGTAGTTGTGGCACTGTGCTTCCACGCTGATATCGCCTTTGCCGTACAGCAGTAGGGCTGTATAGTAGCTGTCGCCGGTCTCCGCTTTTCCTTTATAATAGGGCTGTTCGGTCAGGTTCAGCTCGTCGGTGAAGTAGGTGCCGTTCGGGGTCCGGGCGCCGGGGTCCACAATGATCATCTGGCGGGCGGAAGTCGTGCCGGGCACGAGGAACCGCACAGGGTAGTTCTTCCACACGTCCACCGCTTTCTGCACCAACTCCAGCGGGTTGCCGGTGAACTTTTCAATGGCCAGCTTCTCGGTGGCTTTGTCCGGGACGGTCAGGCTCCAGTCCGACAGGCCGGAAATGGCCCGCCGGAGGGTGTCGGCCATGGTCTGTGGGCCCTTGGAGAACAGGCCGGTGGACACATAGTTGTTCCAGTTCTTCAGCAGGGTGCCGCACAGGCTGTCCAGATCCAGCACGGCCTCGTAGTCGGTGGAGCTGCGCCCCACGTTGATGCTGGACAGTGCATAGGTCTGATCTTCGGTCTTTTCCACCAGCCGCACCCGCTCGGTGAGCAGGCGGGCCTGCTGGTGGCCCCGTGGCAGGCTGAATTTGATCTCATCCTCCCAGCCGTTCCAGTTGTGCACGATGCAGTAATCATCACAGTCCAGCGGGATGTGATGACCGTCTGCGGACACGATGGCAAGCACGGGCAACGCCTCCTTTACACAAAAATGGGGGAATACTCGACGTAGCTCTGCCCGGTGTGGGCAAGGCTGTTTTCTCCGGCACGGACGGTGGGCCAGCCGGAAATGCCGGTGACGGCCTGAAACAGGTTCTGGCCGTTGCACAGCACCTGCCGGGTGATGCCGTCCACGCACACGGTGTCACCGGCCTGCAGATCTTTGAGCACGCAGCTGCCGCCGTTGGGGTAGTGCACGGTGTGGCTGCCGGCCTCCGTTACCGTCTCTGTGATGCGACACTCCATCTGCGGGGCGGTGCCCGCTGCAAAAAAGGTCTGGACATCCGCAGGAAGCACCAGCGTTTCCAGCGCCCCGTGCCGGTAGCCTGCCAGCGTGTAGGTGCAGCTGAGGATGCAGCCGTCGGTGTCCTGCTCCTGTGCCTTGCCGCTGTCCAGCAGCAGAGCCGTGTAGGTGCCGCCGTCCGGCAGAGCCAGCTCCACCGTGCCGCCCAGAAAAGCCGCCGTCAGGGCGCTGCGCTTGGCCGCTGCGTCGGCAGGGCTTGCGCCGTAGATGTCCACCGGCAGCGAGATGGAGCGAAGGCCGTACTGGGTGGAACAGAAGGTGATCCGGCTGCCTGTGTAGCTGGTGAGGTAGTTCTGGGTGAGAGTGCTGCCGCTGACATACCAGCTGGACAGCAGCAGGGCCCCGAACTCGCTGGCCCCGTGGTCGTTGATATAAAAATCTTCCATGGTTCATCACCTCCGAAAGCCCAGTTCCTCGTCCATGTAAGACGCGGTGGTGCGGGCCATTTCTCTGCCGTCCACGTTGAACACCGCCGTCAGGCTGCCCGTGTAGCTGGCCGTGAGCTGCTGCGCTGCCCCGGAACCGGTTCCGTTCTGGGTGCGAGCTATGCTGCTCTGGTTGGCCATGGAGGCCGCCTGCGTGCGCCGGGTAAGCTCTGCGGCAGTGATCGTATCGCTCTGGGTGTAGCCGCTGCTGTCCGGGTGCGGCAGGGCCGGGGAATCGTCGGTAGAGCTGCCGTCATCGGCAGAGCCGCCCTTGCGGCCATACTTCTTCCACAGGAACAGCCCCAGTCCGGCAATACCGGCCACCAGCGCAATGATGGCAAAAACCTCCGGGTGGGCTGCGATCAGGCCGCCCACCTTGCCCACAAGGCCCGCTACGGCCTTGCCGATGGTGCCAATGCCGGACACGGCGGCGCCCACCAGCTTGCCCATGCCGCCGGAGCCGGACAGCCCGCTGGCAATCTCACCAATGCCCTGGATGGTGGCTCCGGCACCGTTTTTGATGCCGCTGCCCAGGATGCCGGACACGGCCTCAAAGGCCTGCTGCAGCCCGCCTCCGGCGTAGGCCTCGTTAATGGCGGCCAGCGCTTTCTTGGCCCAGGCGGAGACGGTCTCCCGCTGGCTCTGGGTCACCTGGCCCCAGATGAGCTTGGCCACTGTCTCGGCAATGCCGGCCCAGTCTTTGTTTTTGACGGCGGAAATGCCGTCCTTGATGATGCCAAAGATGCCGCTGCCCAGCTCGGACTTTGCCCCGGACAGGGCCTCGTCAATGCGCTTCTGGGTGGCAGTGACGGAGGTGTCGATCTGCTGGGCGGATTCCTCCACCTTGTCCTGCACGCCGTCCACATAGGTGATGATCTTCTCGTAGGTCTCGCGGCCGCTGGCACCGATGCGATCCCCGGCCTCGGTGACGGTCTGCTCCACATGGCGGGACCCGTCGGCATAGATCTTGGTCACCTCGGCAGTGGTGACGGTGGCCCCGTCCTTGTAGCTGGTGGCCGTTTTCTTGGCCGTGTCGGTCAGCACCTTGGACATGTCGGCGTAGGCCTTTGTGACCTTCTGGGTCACGCCGTTCACTTTGGTGATCACGGTGGTGTATTCCCGCTCGACGCCGTTGACCATTTCCTTGCCGGATTCGGTCACTTTCTCGGTCAGGCGGTCAAACTCCTTGCCGGTGCTGTCCCGGATGTGCTCATTGACCGATTCCACCGTGGTCTCCACCTGCCCCAGGGCATTCTGGGAGTAGGTGGTGTAGTTGTCGGTGGTGGAGCGCAGGACCGTTTCGGTGGCCTTTTTTGCGGAGGATTTGGTGCCGGTGCCGCCAGAACCGGACGGGATGTCGCTGACGATGACCCCGCCGCCGGTCAGGTCGGCCAGCTCTTTCTCCGTCTGCGCCTGCTGCACCCGGCTGTCGTGCAGCTGTTGGCGGCGCTGGCGGTCGGCATCCGTGACAGTGCTCTTGGACTGGGATGCTTTCCAGCCCTCGTAGGTGTCAAAGGTAGAATAGCCGTCCTTGTTCAGGGCCTTGTTGAGCTTGAAGCTCAATCTGTCCAGCCAGCCGATGACCGTGGACAGGGCATTCTGTGCCGTGTTGGCCACGGCTGTGAACGCAGAGTTCACGCCGGTGCGGAACGTCTCGCTGGACGCATAGGCCGTGCCAAAGGCCCCGGCCAGAGCACCCAGCAGGGTGACCACGATGCCGATGGGGTTGGCGTTCATGACAGCGTTCAAAGCTGCCTGTGCCCCGGCTGCCACGGTGGCTGTGGTCTTATAGGTGACAAACGCCCCGCCGATGCTGCCCAGCAGCGGCAGCAGGACGTTTGCATTGTCGATGCAGCCCTGCACGACGCCAACGAGGATGGACAGTTCCGGGGTGGTCTGCCGCACGGCATCCAGCATGCCGTCGATGCCGTTGGTCTGCCAGCCCTCTTTGCAGGCAATGGCCAGATCGTTGCACTTGGTTACCGCCTCGCCAAAGGCAGTGGTCAGATCTTCCATGACCACGCCCGCCAGCTGGGTGGCGTTGTCCTTCAGGGTGGACAACCGGCCATTGAGCGTCTGGCTCTGGGTGGCCATGCTGTCATAGTAGCGGCCACCTTCTTCGGCAGCGGCCTGCAGCGCCTGGGTCAGGACATCGTAGGTGATGGTCATGCTCTGCACGTCCTGCACGGACTTGCCCGTGTAGTCGGCCAGCACCTGATAGATGTTGATGCCCGCCATGGCGAACTGCTTGATGTCCACGCTGGTGGCTTTGCCCTGGTTGGCTACCTGCTGCAGGTTCTGGGCCATGCGTTCCAGCTCGGCAGACCCGCCGCCGGTGGCTGCCACCGCGTCGCCCAGGGCAAGGATGGTCTTGCGGCTGTACTCGGCGTTCTCACCGGCAGAAATGAGGTATTCGTTGGACTTGACCAGCGTAGCCGTGTCAAAGGGCGTACGGGCTGCGTCTGCCTGCATGGCAGCCAAAGCAGCGTTGGCCTTTTCCGCGTCGCCCAGCAGGTTGGTGAGGGCGGTCCTGTATTTCTCGATCTCTGCGTTGTAGGACACGCCGGTGGAGATCAGGGTCTTGCCGGCGTCCACCACCTTGTCCACGCACTTGGAGATGATGTTGCCGATGGCCACCTGCCCCGCGGTAAACTGGGAGACGACTTTTTCTTTCGTTTCCTTGGCGGAGCGCTGTGTTTTCTGGCCGGCAGAATCGGCGTCCGTGCCCACTTTGTCGGAGGTCTCTTTGCTGGTCTTTCGAACCTTTGCCCCGGCGTCGGCGGCTTCCTTCTCGCCCTTCCCGGCAGCGCTCTTGACGGCAGCGGCGGCCTTTTGGGCCGCTTCTTCCGTTTCGGACACCACGCTGTCGGCGGCCTTGGCGGCGGCAGAGGCGGTTTTCTGGGCCGCCTGTTCCGCTGCCTGTTCTACCTGGTCAAGGCCCTCCTGGGCCCCGCTGGGATCGGTCACGACGCCGAAAACGACCTCGCCGTCATGTTCGCGTGCGATGGTGCATCACCTCCCGGAATGCTCTTTCTGGTATTCGGCCTGCCTGGCAAGAATGGACGCCTTGCGGTCTGCCATGGACACATAGCGCCGGGCCGTGCCGCCGGCCTCCGCAGGCAGGGCGTACACCCGGCGCAGCTTCTCGTATTGCTCCCGCATTCCCTTGGGCATGTCGGTCAGATCTTCGGTGCGATAGCTGATGATCTTGCAGATGCGGCACTCGTCCGGCAGGCTCCGGAACAGGGCCATGAAGTCCCACCAGTGCAGCTGCGCCGTGCGCAGGTCGATGCCGTAGGTCTGCAGAAAGGCCGCCCAGATCAGGGGGCCGTCTACCGCAAAATCAAAGCCCCGGGGCATTTCCCGGAACGCCTCCGCGCTGCGCTTCTCCCGCTCGGATTCCTCGGCGCCGCAGCGGTAAAAGTCCAGAAAGGCGTCGAGGTTGTCCTTTGTGAGCGGGCCATGTATGAGCACCCGCTGGGCGTAGTCCTGCAGGGCGGCTTCCTGCTCGGGTGTGTGGGCCCGGGCGGCCATGTTGTCGTAGGTGACCCACGCCCGGAAGTCCGTCTCAAAGCCCTGCGGCAGGCTGTCGGTCAGGTAGCAGTCCGGGCGGGTCATGCCTTGGCCCGGCGTGCTGCCCGGCGCTGCTCCCGGTTCATGGGCATGGGGATGGGTGCCGGGATGGAACTCTTGGCGTCCTTCATGGCTTCCCGGTCGATGGGCTGCAGGGCGGCCATGCGTTCCAGTGCCTCCGGGTCAGCGGCAGCGTTGAAGTCCGCCAGCAGCTGCATCAGATCTTCCAGGTCATCCACGTCGATGCCCAGGCGCTGGTCGTAATCCTCGCCCAGCAGATCCGCAAAGAAGTCATCCAGGATCTCGTTGAACTTGATGAGATACTCGTCATCTTCCTTGTCCAGCACGTTCAGCGCCGCCATGGCTGCCTTGTAGCCCTGGATGTACCGCTTGTAGTCCTTGCCTTTGGTCACCTTAAAATCGAATTTCACGTTGCGAAGAATCATAAAAAGCTCCTTTCGTTGGGCCCTGCGCCGGTGCTGCCCCGGCTTGATCTGGCTGGTTCAGGGCATAAAAAATCCCCGTCCGGGGAGGTGGACGGGGACATGCTTGTGGGAAACTCAGGTGGCGCTGTAGGTGTACTCCTTGGGCTTCTCCACACCGGAGACGGTGACAGAGATGCCGGCGTTATTGCCTGCGCCATTGGAGGCGTCGCCGTTGACGATGACGGAGGCCTTGCCGGTTTCACCCTTGCCGGTGAGCATGGAGAAATAGACATACGGCACGATCACGGTGCTGCCGGTGCCGAACATCACGGCAAGGCTGGTCACCCAATCCTGCCAGGCGTCTCCGTGGGTGCGGTCACCGGAGATGGAAAAGGTGCGCTGGGCGCTGGTCTTGACGGTGGCGTTGCCCTTGCGGATATACTGTTTGTCCTGGGTGCCGGGGTTCACGGCAGCGGAATGTTCGGTGATGCACTCCTGGCAGACGATGTAATCACCTACGCTCTTCTGCGTGTCCGCCGTCTTGAATGCCAGCACGAAGTCGTCCGCCATTTCCAGGCCGGCATAGTCCGCACTGGGGGTGATGCCGGTCATCACTTCTTTAACGGTCATGTGGTTGCTCCTTTCGGTTGATAGTAAATAAGCTGCAGCTGGATCTGCGCGCGGCAGGCACCGCCCTCTGCCTCGAGGATGTAGCCGCTGGAGGTGACGGACACCTCCCGGACGGTGCGCCCGCTGCCAAGCTGCGGGAAATTTCTTGCCCGGCTCTGGCTGGCCACCCACTCGGTCAGATCATCCCAGAAGCCGGACGCTGCCGCCTGCTGGGAGATGTTGTCCGGGGTGTAGATGGTGTGGGAGGCCAAAACGTAGTTTTTCAGCCGGAGGGATCCGCTGAAATAGCGCTTGAGCTCCGGGGCACCGGGCATGTCCAAAATGGTGTATTCCTCGGCATCGCCGGTCAGGCCGCCCACCCGGAACGCCACGCCGTCCTCCTGTGCGGAGGCCACCAGCGGGCAGGTGCGCAGCCAGTCGCGCATGGCCTGAATGGCAGGGGTCATCTGGTTTCCTCCTTCATCACTGCTTTCCAGAACTGGTTCCATGAGACTTTGTTGGCGTCCTTGCTGCGCTCGGCCCAGTAGCTGCCGCGCAGGCCGGTGTCACCGTGCAGGCCCTCGCCCTGGGGGTGCAGATAATACTGAGGTCTTGCATAGGGCGTTGACCAGATGATCTCACCGGTCTCGTAGTCGGTGGCCAGCTGGGCGGAATTGTCCAGCATACCGGTGTCAAAGGGCACCAGCGGGTGGGTGTCCCGGATGATGCGCTGCATGAGCTTGCCTCGGCCCGTGACCATGGCCCGGGTCAGGTTGGCCCCCACGTCCTTGTTCCAGCGGATATGTGCCTTGCACTTGCCGCTGCGGTGCTGCACTGTGAACAGGGTGCCCATGGGCGTTGTGATGGTCAGGCGTCCGCCGTGGCTCTTGTCCCAGATGGTGGCCATGCCGTCATCTCCCTTCCACATGCCAGTGCGGCAGCAGGGGCTCCCGGTTGTCCGAGACTGCCGCCACCGTGCAGCAGGGGTGCGTCTTTTCCAGCCTGGCGTATTCCTCGGCGGTCAGGCTCTGCACCGCACCCTGCACCACCTTCCAGCCCCGCTTGAGCGTCCAGTGCTTTGCCTTTTCGGCAGCGGGCAGGGCTGCCCACTGCACATAGGGCAGGTAGCCCAGGGTGCAAACGCTGGCCGGGATGCGGATTTGGATGGTGCGCTCGGGGTCCTTGCTGGTGCCGGTGCCGGAGGTGTCCAGCTTTTCCCGCCAGCTGCAGGCCGGGAACACCCAGCACTTGGGCGTATCAGTGTCGGCCTTGGGGTCGTGGATGAGGTTCACCACGGTAACAGACGTGTTCATCTCACATGATCCCCCTGTACAGCAGGCCGTGGGGGTCCGCCCCGAGGGCGGCTTCCAGCACATTCCAGGCTTCAAAACGCACGGCGGCGCTCAGGCTTGTGTTGGCCGCAAAGGTCACAGCATAGCCGTCATTGGAGACGCTCTGTGCGCCCGGTGCAGCACCCACAGCGGCCTGTGCGGCAAACAGATCCACGATCTGAGCGCAGGCATCTGCCAGCATCTGGCGGCAGTCCTCGCACTCGGCGGCGTGGGCTTCTGCCCGGCCAAAGGTGGCGCTGTCGATCAGGCGAGACGCCCGGCTGCACAGCACCCCGAAGGCCGCTTCCGGCGCCGTACCGCCCGCCGCCTGGTACTCCGGGTAGGTGCAGTAGTTCATGGGCGGGGCCCTCCTTACGCTTCGATGCGCTTGATGTACAGGGTCTTGGGCTTGGACACCTTGATGCCGTACACCTTGCGGCCCTGCACAGCGGACGCGCCAATGTACTTGCCGGAGCCGCCCAGATCCTGCAGGTGCACGGGGGTCTGCCACTCCATCACACGGTGGCACCAGTTGGGGTGGCCGCAGATGAACTCGGTGGTAGTTTTCTTGGTGCTGACACGGGTGGTGTTCTCGAAGTCCATGTTGTTGGATTCGTACACCGCAAAGCCGGCGATCTGACCCACCGCACCGGTCTGCACCAGCTGCTGGGACAGGTCACCCTGCTTGATGAACTTGTCATCCTGCATGAGGATCTCCAGATACTCAGGGCTGACGATCATAAAGCGGCCGGTCTGGGGCACGCCGTTGCGGCTCAGGGTGCGCTTGGCGGCCAGAGCCTCTTTGTAGGCGGTGGAAGCGGTGCAGGCGGTCTTGGTGGCGCTGATGGTAGCACCGGTTGCACTCTGCAGCGCCTCGATGGACTTCTTGTCGATGGACAGGGCCATGGAGTAGGCGGCGCTGTCCAGACGCTCGGCGGTGATGCCGTCGGGCACGGATGCAGCGTCAAAGCCGTCGATGATCTCATTGACAGCCTCGTCGTTGTCGATGTCCAGATCCAGATAGGTGGTGGTGCCGGCATCGGCATCCACGCCGTTTGCCTTGTCGTA